TATATTGCGAGAGCAGAGGACCAGCAGGAGTGGGACATTACCCCGGCAGACGCGGCGTGTCGGCTCCTGAAGACGCTACTGGCCGAAAACAAGCACCCGGCCGGGGAGACGAAACTCTGATGGCGGACCTGACGAAGGAGGGCTGACATGAACCGTCGAGACGCATTCAAGGCATTGGCGGGCCTCGTTGTGGGGGTGTCGATGGCGCCGGCTATCGTCGCGGCCGCCAAACCGGACCCGCTCAAGCCGAAGTACGTCACGATTCCTGAACCCTGGCGAGCGGTTAAGTGGATTCCGGACCGTTTCGGTGCCCAGTACGAACTACTTGAACTCGAAGCCACAACCCAAGACGGTAAACGAATACGCGGCTACCTGATTGATATGCCGTAGGAGTAGGCGTGTGGCGCTATCACCTTCAGACATCGCGGCGGTCGACCCGGCGTACTGGGCGATTCTGAAGAAGATACGGTTGTCAACGGGTGTGTTCGGGTTCAAGGGGCACGAGTACCAGAAGGCTCCGATGCGGTCGCGTGCCCGGCGTATCTGTCACATGAAAGGCACGCAGGGCGGGTTTACCGAAATTGAGGTGTTGCGGACGCTGCACGGGATGATTCATCGGCGCTATCCTCAAGGGGTTCTGTACATGTTCCCGACGACGGACAACGTCCGGGAGTTCTCCAAATCGCGGTTCGGGCCGCTGATTCGAGATAACCCCGAGACGATTGGGAAGTTCGTCCGTGGCCAGAAACAGCGCGGGACGGATTCGGTCGGCCTGAAACGGATTTGCGATGCGTACCTGTTCCTTCGCGGTGCCCGATTGACCCAGAGTATCGAGGGCGCCGGGCAGGCCCAGGAAAGCGTCCAGTTGCGGTCGATTCCCGTGGACAAGATCGTGTTCGACGAGTTGGACCTGATGAAGGAAGAGGTCATCGAGAAAGCCCGCGGCCGGATGGGGCACAGCCGCGTCAAGGAAGAGGTGTTCATCGCCAACCCGACGCTGCCGGACTTCGGCATCGACCGGATCTTCGGCCAATCGGACCAACGGCACCTGTTCCGGAAGTGCCTGCATTGCGGCGCATGGACGTGTGCGGAAACGACGTTCCCGGAGTGCGTGGCGTTGCGGAGCGACGGGACGGGATACATCGCCTGCTCGAAGTGCGGGAAGCCGGTGGGCCTTGAACGGGTCGATTGGGTGCCGGCCGTGCCGGACAACGCGAACCCGGCGGTCGTCGGCCCGGAAAAGGCCATCGAAGGCTATCGGTGGAGCCATTTGACGAGCACCTTCAACGATCCCGCCGAGGTTCTGCGGGCGTACCAGGACCCGCCGGAAGACAACCTGGCGGACGTGTACCGCACGCGGTTGGGGTTGCCATACGCGGCGTCCGAGAATCTGTTGACCCCGGACCGTGTCCGGATGTGTTGCGGGGACAGGCTGATGCTGACGGCGAGCCGCGGCCCGTGCGCCATGGGCGTGGACGTCGGCAAGATCAAACACGTCCTCATTGGCGTCCGCACCGCCCCCGAACGGTACAAGTTGCTGAAAATGGTCCGTCTCTCCAAGTGGGACGACATCCACGACCTGGCCCGGCGATTCAACGTCCGGGCGGCCGCCATCGACATTCGGCCTTACGAGGACGAGGCCCGGAAGTTCCAGGCCGCCGAACGATACCGCATCTTTCTCTGCCAGTACGACGAGAACCGGGTCCAGAGCGCCCGGTTCGACGAAGGCCAAGGTATCGTGCGGGTCAACCGGACGGAGATCATGGACCAGTCGCACCGGGTCATCGACGAAAAACACATCGTGTTACCCCGCCGATGCCCGGAAGTGGAAGAGTTCGCCCGGTCCTGTTGCAAGACGGCGAAGATGCTGGAAGAGGACGCCAAGACGGGCCGCTCACTGTACCGGTACCACAAGATCGGCGACAAGCGGGACGATTACCGGCACGCCCTGAACTACTTTCTCCTGGCGGCAAGCCGGGTCGGCATCGCGGACCCGACCGGGCGAAGTCGGAAACGGAAACCGAAAACGGAGTACGCAATCATTTAGGGGTGATGGCGTGGCCGACAACGCACAGGTGGCCGGCATCAAGGACTACATCGTCAAGGCCCACAAGGCGGGGGCCTGCGGCAAGTACGGTGGACACGTCCCCAGGGAAAAGATGGGGCGGAACGGAAAAGGCGTGGCGTACATCGCCAAGATGGGCCCGGCGGGGCTGAGACGGTTTCGACGGAATTATCGTAGGATCTTTGGCCACGATTAGGACACACCCTATGCAAGACCAAAGCCCTAACGCGGTTGCCAGAAGCGTCATCGACCTGTGGAAACGCGAACTGCGGAACCAGCAGCCGCATCGGAACCTCTGGCAACAGGCGTCTGACCGTGTACTGCCGCGGATGAACCGGATTACCAACGAACGGTCTCCCGGCGAAGACAAGAGCCTGCTGGTGTACGACGATACGCCGCAGGAATCCTTGCGCGAAATGACCGCCGGCCTCTCGAGTTCCACGGTGCAGACGGGCCAACACTTCTACGAAATCCGGCTCCGGGATCAGGAGTTGGCCGAACGCGAGGACGGCGACCGGGCGATATGGAAACTGGTCGAGGACGCGCACATCGAACTGTTCACCAGCAACTTCGTGTCGCGTTACAACCAGATGCTCGCCCCATACGCCGGACTCGGGCAAGGGTGCCTGTATTCCGAGTTTTCCAGGAAGTCTCTCAAGTTGACGTTCAAGAACATCGACATCGCCGACTACGTGTTCCTGGAGAACGCGGACGGCGAGATTGACGTGGTGGTGGTGTCGTTTACGTTGACGGCCCGGCAGGCGATTCAGAATTACGGGGAGGAAAACCTGCCGAAGGATATTCAGGACGCGGCGACGAAGGCCGACCGGGCTGACGAGAAGTTCAAGTTTCTGCACATTGTCCGGCCGCGAACCGACCGAAACACGAACAAGCGAAGTTGGCGGCACATGCCGTTCGAGTCCCTTCACGTGGCCGTGGAATCACAGCAGGTGGTTCGTGAAGGCGGATACCGCCAGATGCCGTTTATCATTTTCCGGTGGATCGTCGCGGCCGGCGAAAAGTACGGTCGCGGGCAAGGCACGGAATACCTGGCGCGTTTCAAGGTGCTGGACAGAATGGTGCAGGATTACGTGGACGCTGCGAATCGTTGGGCGCATCCGCCCTACGAAAAGCGGCAGGACTTCGAGGGGGAAGTGGACCTGCGGCCGGATGGCGAAAACGTGGTCATGGAAATCGGCAGCGTCAAGGCCGTGGACCAGCGGATGTTGGGTAACATGCCCATCACGGATCAGATCATCAAACTCTACACGGACAAAGTCGAGAAGGTGTTTTTCGTGGACGTGTTCCGCAGCCTGTCACAGTTGACCGGCAACCAGCGTATGACCACGTTGGAAGTGTCCGAACGGTTGCGCGAGGGCATGAAACGTATCTCGCCGATGGCGTCCCAGTTGTACGAAGACATGAACCGGCTCATCGAGCGGGTTACGGACCTGCTGATTGAACATCGCCGCGTCGTGTTGCCGCCGGAGTTGGGCGGGGCCGAATGGTCTATCGAATATCTGGGCGCGTTGGCGTTGGCGCTCAGGGACAAGGAAGCCGCGGGGTTCATGCGATTCAGCGAGTTCGCCATGAACGTGGCGACCGTCAGTCCCGAGTCGCTGGACACGGTCAACTGGGACGAAGCGATGCCCGACATGGCGAAGTCCCTCGGCGTCAAGAGCACGCACATTTCGACGCAGGAACGCATCGACGCGATTCGCAAGGCCCGGGCCGAACAGCAAGAGGCGGAACACGCGATGCCTGCATCGGAAACGGCGGCCAAGGTGTACAAACAGACGCGCGAAGCGCCCGAAGAGGGGAGCCCCGCTGAGGCGCTGATGGGGGCTGTGGGGGAATAGGAGGAGAAACGGTATGGCACACGTGGGACTGCCAAGATCACACTATCCAACATACACGCCAACGGGCGGCAGGGGGCGTATTTGCAGACACTACGTCCTTGACTATACACACACAGACCCAGCAGGTGTGCCCGGGATTAGGATTGAAACCTTTTGGTTTAATCCGTGGTCGAGGCGGTGGACGTATCAAGGACACACGATGTTAGTCGAATTGCCACTATCGGGGGCAGTGGCATAATGGGGGCGGGGGCGTAACGAGGGAGATTCTCCATGCGAACGGTGACGCCAGAGCAATACGACGAAGCACGCGCCATCTTGGAGGGTGTGGGCGAGTATTCGGAGTCCGCGTGGGGGTGGGCGAGGGATATAGCGCGGCGCTGGATAGAGGGCGACGACCCGCCGACGCCCTGCCGGGGGAAGTGGTGCAGGCATCGGCAAGGGGCGGCGGCTCTGGGGCGGCTGCTTGCGGGCCTTGCGCCGCTTCGGCAGGAGTACCGGCAGCGACGCGAGTTCTCCGTCAGCGACGCCATCCGGGATGCCATAACGGACGCCGGGCTTTCGGCCGAGGACGGCGCACTGGACAAGCACAGATGAACCGACGCGATGCGTTCAAGGGGTTGTTTGGTCTCGCCGTGGGCGGAACTGCCGCAGCCACGGTGGCCAGTGTCGACGAAGGCCCGCGGTGGCCGTGCCCGGCCCGCTCCGAGGACGTGACATCCGTGTTTCTCGGGCGGTACAACGAGTTTGACCTGTGGCACGAAGCGTGGGCCGACCCGACGGTGACGGTTGTGGATACCACGCGGGCCGGTCAGCACATTGACTGTGCCG